GGTCTGATAGTATTTAGAGAATCACTGATAATATTTACAGACAAAACTATACAACAAATAACTGGTACATCACTATCTAACTTTGCACTAGCACCAATTAGTGAAGACATTGGATGTATTGATGGAGATAGCATACAAGAGATAGGTGGGGATATTATGTTTCTCACTGCTGATGGTTTAAGACTCTTAGGTGCTACTGATCGTATTGGTGACTTTGGTTTAGGTATTGTTTCAAAGGCTATACAGAGTACCTTAGGTGACTTTATTAGAACAGGCACATCTTTTGCCAGTTTAGTTGTTAGGGCTAAGTCACAGTATAGATTATTCTCATATGTCGCAGGACAACAAGACGATGCAGCAAAAGGTGTAGTTGCCACACAGTTTTCTCCACAAGGAGGTGCAGACTTTCAATTTTCAGAGATAAGGGGTATAAGAGTTTTTTCTGCTAACAGTAAGATGGTAGGGGCAACTGAAAAGATATTATTTTCTGCAGACAATGGTTTTCTTTATCAGATGGAGGATGGTAATAGTTTTGATGGTTCTAATATAGAGGCAGAATATTTATCTCCCTTCTTACCAATAAACGATCCAAGGGTACGTAAAACAATTTACAAAGCTAACTTGTTCACAGATCCACAGGGTGCAGTTAATTTTAAATTTAATTTAAAGTTTGACTTTGATGAATTAAATTCTGTGCAACCTGCTGCTATTGATTTTACAAACACAGTATCACAGATAGCTTTCTTTGGCGTACAAACATTTGCTAAATACGCAACAACAGGGTCAGGAACTAGTGGTGCAACAACTATAACTGTAGCAGCTAATACTAATATGGAAGTAGGAGACAGTATTGCTGGCACAGGCGTACCAAGTGGAACTACCATAACTGATATAGACAGTACGACAATAACTATAAGTAACGCCTTGACAGAAACAATAAGTAATGTTAGAATAACAGACGCAGGTGCTACCTTTGGGGGTAAGGTTCAAAACTTATTTAACACACAAACAGTAGGCACAGGATTTACAACAGCAATTCAATTTAGAAGTGACAGTCAAGACCCACCTTTTTCACTTGACACAGTAACACTAGAGTACGGAACAAACACAAGAAGGTAACATTATGGGAACAGGTTATACAAGAAACGATACAGACAATAACATTGCTGACGGTAACGTTATTAACGCTGCAGACTTTGATGGAGAGTTTGATGCGATTGTATCTGCATTTTCTACTAGTGGACACACACACGATGGTACATCTGCTGAAGGTGGACCTGTTACTGTCTTAGGCCCAGCGCAAGACTTTGTTGTTAGTGCTACAACGGTAACTCCTAAAACAACTAATACATTAGACTTAGGTACTTCTTCTCTATTATTTAAAGACGCTTTTTTTGATGGTGATATAACAACAGGTGGTCTTATAATTGATAATGCAGGGTCTATTGGATCTGTCAGTGATGCAAATGCTATAACTATATCAAGCGGTGGTGTTGTTGCAGTAACAGCTACTACAGCAAGCTCTAGTGCTACTACAGGTGCTTTGACTGTGGCAGGTGGTGCAGGTGTAGCTGCTGACTTATCAGTTGGAGATGACCTCAGACTTATATCAGATAGCTCTGTCCTTTCGTTTGGTGCTGACAGCGATGTTACACTAACGCATGTTGCAGATACAGGTTTACTACTTAATAGTACAATGGCATTACAATTTAATGATGCCTCTCAGTTTATTAATGCTCCTAGT